ATAGCGTCATCAAGATCTATTAATTGTTGAGCTAAAGCCGTCTGTATATTGTTTTCTAATAACTGCTTCTCCTCTACGTCTGGTTCTAACTCAATGAATATACCGAAGTCATATAGATGTAGCTCAGACATCTCTTTCAATGTGGCTACATTATGAGCACCTATAGCTTGAATAAACGCGTCTGCTGTTGGAGAATATTCTAATATATCAGATATACGTAGAGATAAAGCCTCCGCAACCTCAGCCGTCAAGAACATGGACCCAAGTAGTATGTGTCTAGTGGCTACATTTGAATTAGCTGCCGCAAGTTTTTGTACACCAACTAAAGACTTAGGATCTGGCACGCTAGCGTCTCTAGCTTCGTTAAGACCAGTTACATCTCTTATCATTTGTAGATAATAGTTGTAATTTCCTATTAAAGCTTGAAGTTTATTTCCAGCACCTTGACCATTAGATATTTGTTGGATAGGTACTTTACCAGGATTCTGATCTCCATCCGCTGTAAAACTTCTACCTATGACACTACCAGTTTGGAAGAACATATTTAAAGCCTCTTGGGGACTATAGTTTGTTCCATTGCCTAAATCTATTTCAGCAAGTCCATCAGCGTCAAGGTACACTCCATCGGGAACCATACGCGACATAACTTGCTGTAACTTTAGATGAGTTAGTTGAATCATATCAGCAAACCCAGTAATTCTGCTAACTAAAGACTCAATACGACCTTCGTACATACGTGGAGCTACGAGAGAATAGTTCATCTTAACCTTATTAAAGTCAGATTTACTACGCATCATATTTTCAGCTTTGTTCCACTTTATTAACTTATCTGTACCTAAGATGATAGCTCCTTCAAATACACACTCGACAGATCTTTGTAAACGCGTATATCCACCTTCCTTATCCTTGGGAGGATTAAAAGTATCTGGTTTTTGAATTGCCTTCTTGCCACCCGTCCCAGTTTCTTTAATTTTGTAGACGTCGTTCATATGTGTTCTATAATTAAAATATAAAACTTGAACTTTGTTTTTATCCATTTCTTGGATACGTCTTCCTCTTGATGGTCTTTTACTGGACGTGTTATATATCTCTTCTATATCAACTTCAGTTAACTGATCAAACTCTCTAGCGAGTTCATTAATAGGGATAGTTTTTACCTCGCCTATGTAGTATATATCTTCAAAATATGGCGACTCACTGTAAGAGTAAACAATATTAGCTGGGTCTACATACTCTACTGTAACGCCATCGCTCCAATTGAAGTTTGTCTTAACACAACCTATACCTAGCACGGTCAAGTCGTATAGCATCCTACGACGAATTAAATCATATCTATTACCTTCAAGTAAAACTTCTATAGCTTGTTCTTCAGCTATTTCTACAGCTTGCTTATAATTAAGCTGCATGTGTAGATCAAGTTCTTCTTTTGTTTCAGGTAGTTCTTCTTTATTATTTTCGTATAAATCAACATTAAACAGTTGAGCAGCTTGATCATTAAACATCTTTGAGTCCATGTCACGCTGTATAGATTCCATATACTCCGTTCGTTTGCTTACTCCATACTGATCTTGGCAGTAAGCGTTTATACCGAACATTCTTTCTGACATGCCATTGACTACGATATCAACAAACTTAGGTATAATAGGCACTGGCTTCCAGTCTAAGTTTAAGTAGGATAAATCACCGTTAATAGATAATTCATCTTTATACTTCTGTATTGACTGTTCGCCTCTAGCGTACAGTCTTAAGTTGTGAAACTTCTGTTGAGTAACATTATACCTATTGCTATGAGAGTCTTTAAACCACTCTTGCTCGATAGCCATAGCTACCTTAAGTCCGTACTCGGGACTCATTTTCTCTAGGTCAGGAACCGCTTGAGAAGGGAAATTTACATATACTGACTCAGCCATGCTTATTCAATTATCTGGGAATTAAACCCTTTGTTATTGTATTTTGCTATATTTAAACCCAAGGGTTGTCTTTCTACTTTTGCATTAGGTGTGTATAAATGCCTGTTGCAAGCCATGATAGCTAAACCAGAGCTTATTGAGGCATCGTGTTTGGTTCGCTTATTAATATCAAACTTAGCCCAGTCGTTTAACAATTCGTTAAAATACACCGTGCCGTAATTGCCATCGCCTAAGTGTCCAACGTGATCATTTATATACATCTCTATTGCAGCAGCGTGAGCTTGTTTAATGTCCTCACTTGAGTTTGGTATACCACCAACCTCTTTTTCAGAAGCTGATAGTTTTTTCCAGGATTTGTCTGGTCTATTCATACTATATCCTCTATAGCCTCTACGGCGTAAATAATATAGTAATCTAGGTTTATTGTTCTCTGCTAATAAAGGCATACCGTAAAATACTAATGCCATTAAAACATCCTCAAAAAACATCTCTGCGGTTTGTGGTCTTGCTATATACTCTAGGAAGAATGTGCTCGAAGGAGCATCTTCCATAGAAAATTTCGTTAATCCGTGTAATGCACCTTTCGAACCGCGACCGTCAACAGTACCACTAATGTCGTAGCTATCACAGCCAAAAGCTCCCACGTGTTCGTTGGCAGGGAATTTAATTCCATTTTTTATAATTTGTTTGTTTTGCAAGTGAGCTGGAGGTACCCAACTAACTTTAAATCTACCTGTAGGATCTGGATGGAATATAACTCTCGTGTCCTTAATGCCATTCTCCCAAGAAAAACTCCCAGTAGTAGTGTGCGCCGCGTGCCTACTACCTTCGTTGTAATCTATTTGTTCGTATATTTTAATTAGATTAAATATACTATTCTTAGTCTCATCTCTAAACGCGTGCTCTTCAGTTCTAGGAAATTGCCTGTAAAACTCGTTTAAAGCATCCTGATCATCTCTTAAACCATCTGCTTCGTTTTCCCAGTTTGTTATTACACCTATGTCTATTAGTTCACCGTCTGGTCCCAGTCGTTCTCCATCACCTGGATTATCAAACACTGGAAGTCCGTATTCATCAATAAATCCTTCATAGTTCCATTCCATTGGGACAAAGAGAGAATAAAGCCCAGACTTCGTTTGTCCATTAGCATTTCGTCTTGATACGTCAGAATCATTGTATAATTTTTTAAAGTTATCCCCACCTTTATCAAGCGCGTTGCTGGTTGAACCCATCATGCACTTACCAACGATTCTACTACCTAACCTTAAACAGGTTTTAGTAACTCGCCAGTTGTTTAATATGTTGTCAGGCCTCTCCCACTTACCACTCTCATCGTGCACTAATAAGCTAAGCTTCTCACCATCGTAGCTATTGTCACCAGTATTCTTCCAGTCGATTGTAGTATCAAGACCCGCTATTTCTTCAAGCTGTTCGTTAGCCTGTATTTTTTTACGAGTAAACTTACTAGCTGGAACTCTATACGCAAGTTCGGATTTTGGACGATCCATACCATCTTGTATAGGTTTAAAGAAGAACGGGTAATTTATTGATATAGGTACTACTTTATCAGTAAACATTTTCTTCGCATCGGCACCAGACTTAGAAAGGATCCCATATCTACTATCACTTGATATAGTGGCTAAGTTAACTGTTTCTGCAGAAGACATGAACGAGAAACCTGAACGACGGTTCTTAAGGTAGCACATTCCATAGCATCTCTTATCAGCCTTGCAGGCTTCCCAGAATATAAAGAATAGTCTGTTCGCCTCTCTAAAGTCTGGAGCTCCAACGTCAATTTTACTCCATTGCAGATACATATAATGTGTACCTGTTATATATGTTGGTACTCCATTATTGGTAAACCAGAATCCCTCCTCTCTACGTCTGAATTCTTCGTCAATATAGTCGTGCCACTTTTCTTTCTGTTCGTCTGGATAGTTTCTCCAGTCAAATATGTTTTTAATACGAGATAGTTCTTTAGGATACTCTGCTTTAATCCACTTATTCTTCTCGTGCTTAAACACGTTCTTGGGCGGTTTAGGTAAAGCTATCTTAAATCCTTGTATTTCGTATATATCACCTATAACTCCGTTATGCGAAAGAACAACTATGTCATGCTCTTTGTTATAACCATATTTCCACTTTTTACCTCTGTTTAATCTGGTAAGTGTAGTCTTCTTTATAGGTTCAATAGTTTTAAATAAACTTTGCTCATACATTGTCATACTCGCTTATTTTTATTTTAAAACTTTCGTCAAGATCTTCCTTGTCTATCAACTGATGGCAAGCTTTCGTGTTTTCGATAAAGAAATCTTTTTTCGACATACGCGACTTAAATTTCTCTTCAAACAGTTTATCAACGTTGCAGACACTTGGCCTACTCTCATATATCAAACATTGATTTGTCTTTGTATCTAAATTCAAGCACACTCCTTTTCCGTCATGTGGCAGGCCTAAATGTACAACGTTCCTGCAGCAGGCGCCGCACCCCGAGCATAAAAATTTCATTACTTAGATCTTCCTTCAGCAAAACCCTTGAATACTCTTTCTTTCTTTTCTTCAGGTGCTCGACCTTCTAAAAGATTCTCTTCTTCTTGGATTCTGTTTAATATCTCGAAAGCGTCGAAGATCGCAAGCTTTTTAGTGGCAGCGGCGTTCTTGAGTCTGTCAGCTGATATATCATCATCTGAATCAACAATAGCTTCTTTAGCTACTTTGATTAATTCCTCAACCGCTCTGTGCCCAGCTTGGATTATATTCTTCTTCGTCTCCTTGATATTCATATTTAATTGTAATAAATTTAGATAATGCTCTATACATTCTTTTACCGTCTACCACGAACTCAAACTCACTAACTGGGTCAAACCCAACCAAATCGCCTAATGCTACAGTTCCATCGGAGTATTTCACAATACCAACTAGTGGTTTTTCAGTTTCAACGCTTAACTGGCTTTTGTCCTTGATGGGTTGCACGAAGCAATATCCCTTAGGACAAATCCAATCACCACCCCTTTTGTATAGGTATATTTGGTCTTGCGTTACTAGATACTTACCTTCTTCAAGGAAAGATCTACTATTTCTTTCTTTACCTTTTACATCATGCCATCTTCTGAAGACGTTGTGATGTAATATTACTATATCTCCAGGTTGAACCTCTGAGTCACCAACTTTAGGTACAGATAAAACTCTAGCCTCTCTGTTTACGTGCTGGTGATTAAACACCTCGGTGTTTAGAATTAACTCTTTGTCTCCAACCTTCTTCGTGTTGTTATACCTTTCTCCTAATGGTTCTACAACATAGTTGTAAACCGACTGCATTAGTATTCTAGATTATATTCTACAGATATAGCCATATTCTTATTAAAATCCTTCCAAGGTATAACTGCTTTTTCTTTACGAATATATATAGAGTACTTCTCGTCTTCTTCTAGTATATCACAGATAGTATGACCACCATACACCTCTTGACCAACGGCGTAGTGCATAGCGTCATTCTTGTAGTCTTTACCTATAGTGATCTTACGAATCAGATGACTCATCGTCTTTGTAGTTTATAGTACCATCTTTAATATTAATATCGTTAGTACCGTATTGGTCCTTAAACATGTCTTGCATTTCGTTTAGCTTGTCGTTGCCTTGGAATAAAGCGTGTAACGCACTATGCTTCTGCACTTCCATTTGCCCAATGTCAAACTGTAACTTGTTAATTGCAGTCACTATGTTTTGTAATTCTTTTAGCTGCTCTTCTTTAATAGCCGCTGCTCGAAGATCTTTCATCTTCTCTTTCTTTTTTCCTCCCATAATTAAATTGTATTAAATTAAAATTGTTTTATTCTTGTAAAGGTGTAAACCACTCTCCATTAATATCTGTTACTATAGATCTAATTTCAGAGTGAGTGTATTCTTGTTTGCCATCTAAAAAACTAGGTTTATCACCTTCGTATTTTACAATTGCTTTTGTATTATCGTTGTTGCGCCTTACTGTTTCAGAACTAGTGACTAGAACTTTATTGAAATTTACAGAACCAACCTCACTAACATTTATAATCACATATGTTTTCATTATGATATAGGTATATTTGAGGTTGTAAACGTGGCGTCATTATTAAGCGTTCCGTCACTACCGCCACTACCAGAGTCTGTAGTGTTATTATCCATTTTATAGTAATGGACTAAGTTACTTGAACCCGCGTAGTTTCCAAAGTCTTGATTGTAATCATTATTAGGGTTTGCAACTAACGCTTCTATCTCTGAAGCAGATAACGCTTTATTCCACACGCATGTTTGATCGAATTGCCCGTTAAGATGATAAGTGGTTAGATACTTCCCAATATCCATGTCATTACTGGTGACGTAGTTATTTAGAGCTTGAAGAGGCATGGTAGATCCAGATGTAGTTGTTATTGTTCCGCTAACACCATCCGCATGATACAGTACCATAGGAACGTTACTTGAATCACCAGCAAGACCCGAAACATCAGCAGTTACTCCAATCCAGTGCCATTCGTTTGCGGCTGCCACGCTACTTAGCGACAATGAGCAATTTTTATTTGAGTAGCTGTCCATTTGAGCTCTTATTATAAACGCAAGCGCTGTTGTAGAAAAGTATATTAGAAATTGGCCAGCTTGGTAGGGTGAATTTACGCTACCAAATATAACCTGGAGACTACTAGTATCACCTAATCTAACCCAAGTTCCAAACGTAAACCCCGGTGTTGACGTACACCTAATGATATCGTTCATATTGGTGTTTGTATCAAAATAGTCGCCTACGCCATCTAAGACAAGAGAGTGTGTGTTTGTATAAACCTCTTCACTAACCGCTGCCAAATGCGCTATACCGCTTCCTAATCCTAACATTAGCTCCATCTTTTTCCGCAACTGCAGAGTTTACAAGCTTTGTTGCTACCTATTTCAACGTCATCTGCAGGAAGATTGTGCGTAGAAAAAGTCTTTAAAACATTACCGTTAAGATCGACTACTTCATAATTCACGCTACCGCACCTGTATATAGCATCTTGCATTGTGCCTTCGTTACATCTAATACATGTTTCCATTATCGTCCTATTATTGCTATACTGTCTATTCCTATATCTTGAGTGAAAGCGCTGCTTATCGCTTGGGTGATCATTCCAAAGTGTATATACACTGAACTTTGTCCAGCCGCAGCGCTAAGATCTGCTGTGGCCTTAATCCAGTCGTTAGCATCTGCTTGAGTATGCGCGTCACCTGAGGCATGAGTTTGACCGGCGTGTCCTAATCTAACTGTTGAAACAGAAGAACCATCAAGAGCCGTATAGCCTAGAGTAGCACCTCCAGCTGTGTCGCTAGTAAAACCTAAGCCACTTCCTGCTTGCGCCGCACTACTTGCAGACGTAGCACTTGTAGTAACAGCTACACCTGCTCCAAGATTATTGCCAAAAGTAGCCCCGTAAGCGTGAAACCAAAACGTTAATTCTATAGAACTATACCCGCTAAAATCAAGTTCTCCAGTTCTTACTATTTGTCTTCTTTCTGCAAGGGTATCGGAAGCTGGGCTAGAAGATTCATAAACTAAATAGCTATTTCCAGAATCATCATCAGAACCAGCATCACCATCATCAATGGCAGTACCGTCAGTGATTACTGTTGATAGCGTGTCTGGACCTCCAACATGGCCACCTATAGGGCCTGTATTCGTAGATGCCGTTGTGTCATAACCAACTAGCCAACCTCTAGTAGGATTACCGCCGGAAAGGGTTTCATTTACGTTAGTGGTAGTGCTGCCATACATAGTAAAAGCAGTACCATTAGTGCTTGTTGCCCAATTAGTAGGAAGTTCAGAACTAGTATAGTTGCCTGGCGCGTCCATATCACCTCCTAAGCCACTAAAGTCATACGAGGCTATTAACACCCTTGACGGTCCAGAGACGGCTCCTGAGGATATTAAGCTACTGCCTAGTCCAAGCATTACTTACCGAAGTAGCAGATTACACCTTTGTCAGCTTCGCCTTTGAACGCTGTCCAGCGGCCATATATAGTAACTCCTTTAGGAAATACTTGGCCAGCAGCTGTTATGCCACCAGCTCCGTGATGCTCATCAATAAATATTAACGCTTCACCTGATACAGTAATTTCTGTGTCGAGTTTAATTTTAGCGCCGTTAACATTTGTTACTTTAGTACCTGCTTTGTATGGCCCGTTATAGATTGGGAGTGGAGTTCCATTTGCAACATCATATTGCATAGCTGTACTACCGTTTTCAGTAGCTCCATCGTCAACAGTCATAGCAATCATACCCTCTCTAAGTAAGCGCTGTCCTGTACCAGTGGTAGGCGCGTCTGTTAACGATATATTAGTGTTAGCTGGGTAAGTGTTATCTACTACTCTACTACCAAAAGCTCCCGCAAAATTAACGCTTTGAGTAGCTGTTTCTTCAAAGTCTAAAACAGTAGCGGCAGTTGTACCAGTTATACCGACGTAACCAGGTCCAAATTGATCTAGTCTTTCAGGTAGCATAACGGTAGGTGTGTTGTCAGCTAAAAACTGTATGCCAACGATAACGTGATCTTTTGGAGGTATAATCTCTACAGCCTTATCTGTATAAGCGCTACCTAGTTGTCCGAAGCCATAAGAGACCTCTGTTGAATTAATTCCCATTTTATTTTTTTACTTTTTCTATAGATCTACCAGCAAAATATGCACCGAAAGCAGTTAGCATAAGTATTTGTAGTAAGTCTACATATGAATCTTTAACATTGAAAGGTAATGTATCTACGCTATCAAAAACCATTGTTAGCATGAACATACCCATTAAACATATAAGCGTTAGTGGCCTAATCATCTTAGCTAGCTTTACATCGCTGCCCATGTCAGCTTTCCACCTTTCGCTTACGTTATTTTGAAAAGCAACCTCAGCATCTACAGCAGCCATGCCTGACTCCGTGTCCACCTCTGGATCTTTATCAATAAGGTTTTTAACTACACCAAGAGCCCCTGAGTCTGGTAGAAAGTCTCCTACTACGTCAAGAACGTTTGGCGCTTTGTTCTTTAACCATTTACCTAGGCCTGTATCTTTAATCTTCTTCATGCGTTTTTTTCTGCTTTCATAGCTCGTTTTTCCCAAGGAAATGATTTATCACCTTCTGGTTTCCACTTGCCGTTGTATTTTATCTTACCATCTTTTCTAGGGTAAGTCTTCCCATCGCTTCTAACCCAGTCATCTCCATAAGCTATTCTACCCTCTCCCATCTCTTTAGCGTGTACAGCCTCGTGAGCCACCGCTTCTTTATATAGTTGACTGTCTTTCGGTACGTCTTTATCTATAACAATCTTGTCTGCGCTAATAGCTTCTGCAGTAACACCTTCGTCAAGCTTCTTGTGTTCGATCTTAAACTTATGCTTCTGCTTGATGTTACCACCATGAGCAATACCAGGTAGAGGTCTATTTCCAAGTTTAAAAGCCATGTTACCTATCTTTATCTTTAATCATATCGTCTATAGCTTTATTGTAAACCTTATCTGTATATGATTTGTTGTTATAAAAAATACTTCGCTCAGAAGTTGGCATGTCTTCCTCGCCTAGTAGGATGCGATATATCCTACTAACTAGCTGAGAACATTTGAATGAAGTTTTGAATACAGAGTATTTAATACTCGTTCTATTCCTATGTCGCCAAACTTCTATCCACCCAGCTGATCGGAGTTTCTCCCACCTTTTCTTATCCCAAGAATATGTGTAAGCACCCTCGATAAATTCGTTACGGGTAAATCTACCCTTGTGATCTAGATATATAAGTAGTTCTAGATCAGCATCAGTTAACCCATAAGTCTTACAGGCCCACTTACGTGTGAGCCTGTAGTACTTAAGGATATTCATATCACGCAGATCCTGCGCTGTTAATCTCATATATTAATATTACGCTACAGAGTTTATAGCTGTTATTTGAGAGCTAACATATTCTTCTGCTACGTCATCAGCTATTACAAGTACGCCATCTGAATGTACAGGGCCTCCAATTGCTTCAGATATATCTTTCAAAGCTTGAAACTCATCAGAAGTAGCAAGGGTTATTGTTGTTTCTCCACTGGGAGCGTCAAAAGACATTACAATAGTCCCGTCTTTACCTTCAACATCTTGCAATCTATCAAGTGGGTATGCTAAAGCATCGTTTGCCGCGTTTTGAAATAATAAAAATTTTGTTTTCATTTTAGTTAGTTTATTATGTTAATAATTACGCAATAATGCTACATCCAGTGATTTCAGGAACCACCGTTACAGTAGCTGTCGCTGCTGCGGCGTCCGCCAATACCACCACATTTGACTGCATGTTTCTACCTCGCCCGTTTAACGCCCTGCATAGGGCTTTCAAAGCTGTGAACTCGTCTGGGGATGAAGTAGTAAGTGTTACTGCCGCAACGTTTGCAGTAGCGTCGAAGTTTAGTAATAAAACTCCTGAACCGCTGTTGATGCTTTTTAGTTTTCCTAATGGTGACATCATTGAGTCGTTATCCCCAACTTGAGCTACCAACATAATTTCATCTGCTCTTGTCATTTTTTCTTTTTTTAATTGTTTGTTTAAATGTTTACCGTTTAAGGTTTTTGGCTCTTGGTTTAGGTTAATTAATACCACGCTACCCGTATTGATAGCGTGATATTAATATTAGTTTGTTAAGCTGTATTACCCTAGTAAATATCCAGCGTCAAGATTAGATTGACCTGAAAGCCATATCTTTGTACCGTCACACACTAAATCTATGTAATCACCGATCGACTCTTCACTATCAAATCCAATTGTTATTGTAGTAGCAGCGGCACTGTAAGGCCCAACAGTTCCTGCTGGTAACTCATTAATACCACCTGCAATAACAGCAGCGGTAGCTGTAACCACCCAATCTGTAGTTGCGAATGCAAGTCCAGTGATAATTCTACAATTCCATCCCTTGCCCATGTCAGCAACAGAAGGTAAAGTTATTGCCGCACCAGCAGCTGCATTTAGTACAAATATTGTACCAGAATCACTAGGTAACATTGTATATGCACCATCAAGATGTTGTATGTTTTCTCTTGTGTTAAAAAATACTCTTCCCATTTTTTCTTAAATTTTGTTTGTTTATAAATTATTAATAGTAATGCTGTCGGGTTGTAACAACATTACCTAGTATATATATCACACGTTTAGCGAAGTAGTTACTCCACTAACACTACATCTCTTGCTCGGATCACATGGTACATTGTATCTGCCCAGGTTATACCATGCCCAGCGTGTTTGTCGTAATATATAATGTCGTTATCTTTTAGGCCTTCAACTAGATTACCTGTAGAGATAATCGTAGCTTTAATATACCTATTTGTTTCGTCTAGTTCTTCAGTGAGAAGTAGGCCACCAACTTTCTTAGGACCTACTTTCTCTACATCTACTACTATGTAATCATTGATCGCTCTCATCTGCTCTAGCATTTGAAATTACACAATCTGCTGATATAATAGTTGATACTACTGATACAGCGTTCTTTAATGCAGACTTAGTTACAAGTACTGGATCTACTATTCCTGCCTCTAGCATATCTACACATTCACCAGATATAACATCTATGCCGCAATAATCCTTACCTTCGCACTTAACGTCCGTGAGACCAGCATTATCTAATATAACAGCCATTGGAGCTTTGATAGCCTCTAGGAGGATCTCTTCACCGACGGAGTCGGGAGAAATTTTTTGGGATGCCCAGTATAGAGCAGAACCTCCACCAGGGATTATCCCCTCGCGTAAAGCGGCTTTAGTAGCATAGATAGCGTCTTCAACCCTATCTTTCTTTTCCTTTAGCTCTACCTTAGAACCTGCACCTACTTTAACTATACCTACAGATCCTGATAGCATAGCTAAGCGAGATTCAAGCTT